ATATCACGAACAAACACTACGTCATCTTTATCATCATCACCCGGATATCGATTTACAGAGAATGACCATTGTCCTTTTCCTTTTGCAGGTTTGCCGTGGGCTCTTACGTATCTAATTTGATTAACTCGGCCGGCATGTAAACCTGCAAGCGATTCACCCAATGAAGCTGGAGCTTTGTATTTTCCTCCAATGCGCAACGTCACCATACTTTTATTTGTGTATGAAACAGATGAACCAATTTCCTTCTCTTTCCATTCATCTGGTAATACTGTTTGATGTATTCCCCACAATTCAAATGGATTAACCTTGCCTAAAGGGAATTTCCAGTTTGCTTTTAAGTCTCCGGTTTTGTCACCAACTTTATAATGTTTCCATTCAATTTCAAATTGTTTAGGACCAGACTTTTTTACTATACCAACATATTGTGTGCTCCCGCTTTGTGCAGTTACTTCATTGCCGATCTTAGGAAAATGATCAAATGATTCATATCTCATTGGCCCCACCCATCGCATATTATCAGCATATGCCATAGTAATTTTATCTGAGCCATCAAGTTGAATCTTATATAGATCATCTTTTTCCTGTGAAAGAACAACTCCTGAAAGATCTTTATCTGGAATTGTGACAGCATCACCTGGTTGGAAACCATGACCGCCATGCTCATTCATTTGCGATAATACTTTTTTCTGTATTTCTGGAGCAAGATCTTTAAAATGATACAAGTTAACACTATCGTCGGTGTGTTTTTCTCCGGTCATAACCTGACCATTATGAGCATGTTGAGGGCCTAACCATTCTTCACCATCTGCGGTATAATGTCCAGTTGATTTCCAACTATGGTTTTCTCCTTCTTGAACGCTTTCTTTTTTGCCTTTATGTTTTTGCCATAAATCTTTATCAGCAGTGCTTCGTGTTTTGCCACCAGTAATAAATGAATTTACTCGAGCATATCCCCATTGCTGTTGATTCGCACCCGGTCGATGGCCCGATTTCCATGCAGCCAATCCTCTGTTATATACTTGTTTAAGAATGCCATATGCAATGCCTGATTTTTCTGCTTTTTTCTGCAAAGCCTTTTTAGCTTTTTCATCAATGGCTTCATCTAGCGTGCTTTCTCCAAACTTTTTATGATATGCTTTTGTATGCTTGCTTGTACGAGTTTTGGCTCGGGCATCTCCTGGATATGAATCACGATATGAACTAGGCTTATCTGAATCTTTTTTTGCATCAGCTTTAAATGCTGATTTGCGCTTATCTGCTGTGCTCTTTGATAGGCCTTTATAATATGATTTGTTTTCTTTTTTATATTTTTGGCCGGGTGTTATGTCTGTTGCATGCTTACGATATGCATCTGTGCCAATTTCATATGCTTCTTCCACATCACGGCTCTTACGCTTCCATGCACGTCTCGCTAATATTCCAGATTCATCATCCCATGAATCATCTGTTGGATCAACAACCTGCAAATCTTTTAAACTATATCGAGCTTCGGCTACAACCTGATGATCATTAACATTTTTATATTCTTTACTGGTCAGCAGCGCTTTATCACTCTGAGGAATATCTGGAATCTCTTCTGCACTATATGGCTTGCCGTCGCGACTCCACGGCAACCAAATAATTTCTGCACGATTATCATCAATGCTTAAGAATTGAAACTTTTGTGGTTTCATTCGCGGATCATTTACATCAGCCTCAGGAGTCAAATATCCAATAATAGTATCTCCTTTTTTTAATGCAGAACGAATAAACCTTATTTCAGTAAAGGTTAATTCCTCTGCAAGTCGCATCTCTAATAAGTAATTTGCCATGGTTTTATTTATCCCATCCTTTGATTATATCTGGATTGAAGTTATTGGAGCTAAACTCTAAACGATCAACGAGCTTAAGAGCATTTCCTTTTAAATGATCGATTGCAACAAAGCCTTCACCTTTGGTTACCTTAAATCCATTTTTAGTTTTAACAAATGTGTCATAGCTCTTAAGTTGATCAAGCTCACTCACAATAATATTTTTAGCCGTTACAATTGCTTTTTGTAAGTCATAAATGTTTTTGAGAGCTTCTTTATTTTCAGGAGTAAAGAACTTCATATATTCATCACGCTTGGCTTTCTGAACATCTTTGCCCTTTTCACTCTTACGCTTTTCAATCTCTTTTTCAAATCTCTCATTTGCCCAATCAATTAACGCATCAACATGAGCCGATGTATCTGTAATTTCTTCTCCACGTCGAACATATGTATTATTAAATGTCTCAAGCGTTTGAGCAAATGGCCTGTTATTCTCAAGCTCTTTAAGAACAGATCCTTTAATTTTGTTAAAGATTTGACCTGCTTGTTGCAGAGCTGCATTCACCGCAGCGGTTTGTTCGGCTGTCATATTAGCAGAGCCACTCAAATCTTTTAGCATTGCATCCTGAGACCATATACTTGGTACATCATTAAAGCCTGATATATCCACGCCAAAGGATGCTTTCATGTTTTCGAAACTATCACCGCTATATGACGTATGCCACACAACTCCAATCTTAGCATTTTGTAATTTTCCAGCTAAATCAGAATTGGCTGGAATAGCATATACAATTGTGTTTGGTTGGAATGTTATATAAGATTCTCCATCGATATTTTGTGATTCTACATCGCCGGTGGTAAACATCATATCACCTTGAATAACTCCCTTGATGCCAAGCTTTGGCAGCTCTTCGAGAGCAATATGAAACTTACGGGCAAGCTCTCCATCTATATCAGCATCAATATCTGCCTTTGTTTTATAAACTTTTGAATCTTTAGCAAAGATTGATTTTTTAGCAACGAAGAATTGCCCATCACTTGGATCCTGACCAGCAAAGATTGCTGGCGCTCCATCCCATTTAACTGTTGCTTTATGAGCAGTTTCACTCTTCCCGCCAAGCATATCACGCATGCTTCTAAGAGCAAGAATAGCATCTCGCGCGCCTTCAACACCGCCATATAATACAGCATCCTCAAGATGTGTCATGTGTGTATTCTTATTTTCAGTGAGCAATGCTCTGAATTCGCGCCAAGTCTTCATATATTATATATTTATATAAATGGAACTTTGGAAACAATACGTGTTTTTTTATTCTCAGATTCTAACTTTGGCGCATAATCGCTCTTTAGAAAGGTCTGGGGAAAGTATCGTCGTGATAAATAGAGATTTTTGAAGCGGAGCGTGTAATAATCTCCTTCTGAAAACATCTGAAAATATGGCTTGCCAGAAGCGAAACAATCAATTGCAAGCAACGAATGATTCGAAAGCGTATGTGCAAACGGCCCAAAGCATGCAAGTTTTGCCAACTCATATTCATCTGAGGTTTTGGCGTATCTAGTATATCTATTATATTCTATATCACTTACATATTGATTAATAAATTCTTTTCCAGTTATCGCCGCTGGCGCTCCTCTATTTCTTGGTCGATAACTAATATATAAAGAATTTTTATCATCAATCGGCTGTTTATGATCCTTACAAAGTATCAAGTTAGCACGATAATTCTTTTCATTGATATTAATCTTACGATCAACCGCATATGAAATATCTCTATAAATGCGACCGCTTTTTTCACCAAATAAACGAATATTAATTGGGCATCCTTGTTGTAAGATAAAGTCATTAATTGCCTGGGAAATATTAACTGGATTAATCAGCTGAGTATATGCTTTAGGCAAACCAATAGCATCAATGTTTATAAACCCTCTTTCATTTCCAAGTTTAACCTTGGCATAACTATCATCATATAGGATATTATCTTCAAAGGATAGATTTGTTCCAGCGGCATATGTCTTAGCATTCTTGGCTGCTTTATATTCAGATCCATCTTTGGTTATAACAGATGTATCCTTTATAAGAGCATATTCTCTTTCACGATACCTCGGATTATTTGTAACCGCATAGGTAAAAGCCTTTATATTTGTTCGGCCTCTTGATATAATATCAGATAAATTAGCCATGCTTAAAATGATTCAAATAAGATTTATAGAGGGTCTTCTCTAAACGATTGGCTTCTTTTTCCCATGGCTGCTGGCTATATGGAGTTGATAATGGATATACTTTACCGAACCATTTATCTTTTCCGCATCCAAAGCATAATTCTCGACGTGAGAATTGTTTCACATGCACCATTTCGTGTGCCAGTGTTGTTAAAATATCTTTGCGATTTAGATCTGATTCAAGGCGTATATTAAACAAATGCGTGTCGTTTTGCCAACATTCGCCAAAGCATCCGGTTTCAGCAAAGAATCCCGGAATTACACATATGCTAAGATCTAATATTCTTTTTCGAGGTATAAGCTCATTTAAGAAATATTGAGCAGCATATCGTAACTCATGCTTTAATATGGGATTGGTTTTGCAACCAAATATACGTATTCTTTTCACGATTCATTATGCATATCTACCAATCATGGCTTCAAGTTCGCTATCGGAGATTGTTACACCAGCAACATGTGCGCCTGCCAACATATTAAGACCGCGCTTAAGCTTACGGAAGTTTGCGGTTTGTGCACTCTTTCCTTCGCGGAGCAGCTTCACAACATATAAACGTTCTTCTTTGCTGAGATATAATCCTTCTTCAAGCTGCATATTTGGAGCAATCTTTTCCATAAGATCATAAACTTCTTCATCGGTTGGATCAATGTTGATTAGGAATCCACGAGTACGAAGTGCACCATCAGGATCAAGCTTATCCATTGGCAGGTTGGAGATGAAAATAATCTTACCAGTAAAATAAAAGATCTTAGCAGCAACATCAGCATTATACATTTCATCTCTTGTTTTCTGCCCCGCTTCACTATCATCTTTCCACTGAGAGCCATATTCTTCATCAATCTCATCATCAGTTAAATGAGATTTTGATCTCTTTGTCCAACCAAGTTTGCGCTTAGGCTTTGTATCAGTTGCATTCTTTAGCAGGTTACGGCTTGTCTGAGAGCCAAATACATCATCACTATCATCAAATACAAGCAGATCATGCTGATATCTAAAGAGAAGATTATAGAGACCGGCTGTACTTACGCCGGCTGGAGTTGAATGATAACCATTGCCATCACTTAAGCCGGCTTCTTTAAGCTCTTCTTCAACATTCCATGTCTTACCAATACCACCACGACCAGCAACAAAGAGGCCATTGCTTGCTCCACCCAAAACCAAACGAATGAGATTACGTAAATCTTTAAGTTGCTGTTCAAATGCAATGCGCTCCCAGTTTTCCTCAACTCGAACTGTATCTGCATCTGGAGCAATCTTCTCTGGAGATGATACTGCTGTTACTGTTCCCGCAGTAATGCCTGCTGTTTTCATGATACGCTCTTTATTATTTTTCATGGCCTGAATATCACTTTCAGATCCATCAAACACATATTTTGTGCCTTGCTTTGTAATAACATCTGGATATTCTGCAACAAGCGCATTGATCACTTTATATCCTGGGCTGCGATATGCGTTATAAACTTTGCTCTTGCTAAATCCAGGCTGCGACAGCATATCAATAATGCCATCAACCATATCACCGCTTTCAACTACATCTTCTTCAAGCGATACAATATCCGCATCTTCCAGCAGCTCTGCCATTTTCACGTTGGCTGGAGTGCTATATACCGTAGATTTTGTGCTACCTTTATCAAATAGATCAGCAACAACAGGAAGAACCTGAACAAAGCTTGTTTGCTTTTCAAATGATACGTTTAGTTGTTTGCTGCCTTTCCATACGCTCACGCCTGTTACGCTATAAAGATCCGGGCTGGCACTTGTAAAGTTAAAGCGAACGCTTCGCTTGCCATCTGTACTAAACAGCCTTAAGCCATAGCCACTAGTTTCACCACTAAATTTTTCAATATCAGGATATGCAAAGAACTCTGTTCCCGTTTTCTTCTTTAGATATCTAATAATAGGCTCGGCGGCCTTGGATATAGCCCCAGAGCTAATTGCTTCTTTGAGGACCACTTCTTGTAATTTTGGACTCTTAAATCTTTTCATAGTTAAATGTAATATGGTTAACCTTATTTATAACATTTAGACTTTAAAGTCATCAAAGGCAGTTGTGCGAACCATGGCATCAACATTAACTGCGGGAGCCACCGCCACATGACTATCAGCAACAAGGCCATGAGTAGGATCCTCGAGATCATAAAGTCTCATCTTTGATCGATCAACTCCAACTGCAAATCTCTTATTCATGGCCGGATCGTTATATCGATTCTTCAACTGCTTAACAACAATTTGATTCTGACTTTCAAGCTGTTCTGTGCTGATCAACGCAACCATCAAATCACATGTAGCAGGCAAGCCAAAGCTTTCTGAGGTGTCGGTCAACTCAACATCGCTGGACGAATATCCCCCTCGTGTAACCTGAGTTGCACTCCAGATTGGAACATTAAACTCAACCGCCAGGCCACGAATCTCCTCAGCAATTGCCTTTACCATAACATATGTGTTAATGCTATTGCCCAATCCTTTCATTCGAGAGCTCGCACAAATGTTTAGATAATCAATATAGATCACATCAGGCTTAAACTTCTTTTTCATCTTTAGCTCCGTAAGCAGCGCTCGGAAATGATTTACATGTGCACTTGCTGTTGGATATTCTTTAACAATAAGCTTGCCAGCACTCTTGCTTCTAATCTTATCCATCTTACGATCAAACGTTGGCTTATCAAGATCCTTTAGTTTATCAATGGCAACATCCATAAGATTGGCATCGATGCGTTCTGCGATGCGTTCTTCTGCCATCTCAAGCGTGATATAAAGAACATTCTTGCCTTGACTCAACGCAGCACTTGCAAAATGGCACATTGCTAAACTCTTACCAACTCCGGTGCCGGCAAGCAGAATATTGAGTGTTTTATTAGGCACGCCACCGCCTGTGATGGTGTTAAACATCTCAAGATCAAATGGCATCTTATCTTCTACGAGATGATAGAAATCAAATCGTTTGTCAGCATCATCAATAAAGTCATGGCCAACTGTTGTATCAAACGTGACGCTCAGCGCTTTATTCAGAATATCAGGAATTGCTCCTTCTGCTTTATCACCTTTGCCATCAATGATGCTAATGGCTTCCATCACGCCATTATGAACGGCCCGATCTTTACACCATTTTTCAGTTGTGTTTACCAACCATTCAAGCTCAGCATCAACATGATTTGCAAAGCTATCAATTAAAGTTAGAACATCATGAGCATTTGCTGCATTTGCACGATCAGATTTTTGATATTCGATATTTAAGATCTGACTGGTTGGCAGCTTATTATATTTGCCAATAAAGGATACAATCAACTCATATACAATTCGATCTACGCCCGTGAAATAATCAGGCTTGATATGTGGCAGTGCTTTTCTGCAAAAGGTTTCATTGTGAATTAAGTTATTGAGTATAGTATCTTCAAGCTTCTCCATGCGGATTTTCTTTATCGGTTTTAATGTTTCCTTCTTTTAAGATATTTACCAATATATCGCCTGTTATATTATGAAATGTTTTATTATTTTCAACTTCTTCTTTGCTAGCAAATGATTCTGGAAATTCGCATACATCGACTTCATATGTCATTTTACAAGATTCTTCATTCTCATCTTCATGAAATGAAACAGTACCATAAACATAAACCACATCGGCAAAATCTCCTGTACATATTTTTACACAGGTTCTATCTAACTGTTGTGGATTATCTATAAATTGATAATCTTCGTTTTCAATCATCTTTATTTAATAATTTCTCGACAGCTTTAGATATA